CGGAGTACTGCGACCGCACGCCGCTCGACGGTCAGTCCAGCTGCCGTGCGATGGGGGCATTCCAGCAGTGGACGCTGAAGCAGGCGGACGATCCGGTGTTCAAGGTTTATCGCAGGGAGTACAAACGCCGCTTTGCGTGGATCAAGGCCGGGCGCATCAGCGACAGTGAGTTTTATGCGTGGAGCGAGCAGGCCAGAGAGCAGAAAAAGAAATGCGACGAGGGAGCTATCACCGCGGAGGATTTCCAGCGGTGGCTGAAGGAGTCGTAAATACAAGGAGGGTGCGGTTCAGCAGAACCGCACCCTCCCCATGTTTCGTCAGCAAAGAAATTTTGGCCCTATTGTGCGCTAATGCGCGACGGACTTGTCCTCCACGGCGCGCTCCTGAAGCATCAGGAGCAGCGCCGTCGCTCCGCCTCCTCCAGCTTGCGCATGATCTTCTGGCGCATCGCCTCCTCCGGATCCTCCGGCGGGAAATTCTCGATCTCCGCCGCGTCATACCTTGAAGCCGCCTCGCAGGTCACCGCAGGGTTTCTCTTTACAGCGGTGCCGCGGATAGCCTGAATATCGGAATAGAGCAGGGTCTTCTTCATGACCAGCGCCTCTGTGATCTCTTTCAGAAACGCCTCGTTTTGAGCAAGGAGCGCCCTTGCCTTGCCGTAGTACCGCTCCAGCTCCGCCTGTACCGCCGCCTCGCTGCGGGCATTCAGGCTTTCGGACATATTGCGGGAGGAATCGCTTTCGACATTCAGCAGGGAGAATCCCAGCGTACCCTCCTTGGCTGCCGCCTCGCGGATACAGTTGACCGCACAGGCGATATCGTCGCTGCATCCCTCCGCGACCTGCCCCGCATACCGCATCTCCACGGCGGCCTTGCCGCCCAGGGCGATGATGGCGCTTTGTGAATCGGAGACACCTTTGCAGCAGTGGATAAAGCCGCCGCACCGGTTTTCGTCGGAGGGAAGCAGGGAGGCAAAGCCGACGCTGCCGGGGCACAGCGCTTCGCATACCACCAGATGCCCCGCCTCGTGAAGTGCCACCTTTTCGATAACTTCATCCGAAACGCGAGGCATATCCTCTTGTGCGCCATATTGCTGCTTCAGCACCACACTCACCATGTCCTCCATGTCGATGCCGGTCTTGCGGGCAAAGGCCGCACGAACCGCCGCTTCATTCAAAATAGTCTCCAGCTCGGCGCAGGAATTGTAGCGCATCATCCTCGTCAGGTCTTCCATGTTGACACTGTCCGAAACCTTTTTCGATTTAAGATAGTGGGTGATGATCTCCTCCGCGTCGGACGCCGTGCCATCTCTAGAGCCGGACGGTAAAATGTGAGTTTTTTTGGAATTTTCACAAGTATTCAAGGAGGATACAACAATATGCACATTTTTATGTACGGAGTCATCGCATATGGCTCATATAAAGCGATTCAAGCCGTTTTTGACAGCGTTACTATCACCCGTGATAAGAAACCCATCATCGCGTTAATCATCGCGTATATGGCCTTCTGTGCCCTCTACAGTGGCATCTATTGAAGGGATACGGCCACACAAGACAAGACGGTAATAGCTGTCACACAGGAGGTAAACAATGGTTAAACGATACGGCGTGCCCTACATGGGAAGCAAGAATAAAATCGCAGAGTGGCTGATAGATAAGTTGCCATCAAGTGAGGTATTTGTTGACCTTTTTGCTGGAGGCTGTGCAGTCACACACGCAGCATTTGAGAGTGGCAAGTATAAGGAATATATCATCAACGATATCGGGCCAGCGCCTGACCTTTTCATTGACGCTATACACGGTAAGTATAAGGGCGAGACACGCTGGATCAGTAGAGAAGACTTTGCCAGACTGAAGGACGTGGATTCATACGTCAAATACTGCTGGAGCTTCGGAAACAAAGCGGACGTCTATCTTTACGGCAAAGAGCTTGAACCTTGGAAGAAAGCCCTGCACTACGCCCGCGTCTTTGGTGATTACTCACTACTGAAAGCCATGGGCATCGGTACAACAGACGCATCGAGACAATGGGTAGTGGCACACAAAGACGAAGCAAAACAAGCCTATATCAAGTGGTATCTGCTGGAGTTCTTCAACGTCACGCTGACACCAGAGCAATACAGCAAAGCACTAAGCATAGACATCAAAGCAGAAAGTGAGCGACTCAGACAGTATCTGAGAGCGTCACTGGAACAGGCAGGTCTCAAGCAGAGCGACGTCAACAAGCGACTAGGTACACAGATGGCTGGTCATTACTTTGGCAAGTCACAGTGGGCTTTTCCTACTCGTGAAGAGTACAACAAGATGGCTGAGTTCATGCCGCTGAAGCCTTATGATGAGGTATACGGCACAAGCTCACTTCTGCAAAGACTGCAAAGCCTGCAAAGCCTGCAAAGCCTGGAAAGCCTGGAAAGCCTGCAAAGCCTGCAAAGCCTGCAAAGACTGCAAAGACTGGAAAGCCTGCAAAGACTGCATCCAAGCATCACATCACAACATATTGATTATCGAGAAGTCCAAAACGAGCGGGCTTCTTTTTTTTATGCCGACCCGCCGTACAGAAACACTTGCGGGTACGGTCAAGACTTCGACTTCGATGCATTTGACGAGTGGCTGGAAACAGTCAACAAACCCGTTATCGTCTCGGAGTACACACAACCGCCACACACCGTAGAAGTGGCAAGAATCGAAAAACACGTCCTTCTGGATCAAACAAAAACAGGCAAAAGGACTGAACGGCTTTTCATTCAAGATAGATTTTACGACTGGTACAAGGAGGCAATGAGACATGATAGACAAGGAGACGCTACAACAGAAGGCTGACGAGATACTGGAAAAAGCAAAAGAGACAGGGCTGGAAACAAACTTCTTTTTTGTGACAACATTCGACCGCTACCTTGTACAACTCCGAATACTTCAGGATCTTGAAAGACATATCACTGAAGATGGGGCAATGGTAACAAAGGCATACGTCAAAGGACGAGAGAACCTGTACACCAACCCGGCAATCACTGAGTACAACCGCACGGTGACGGCCGCTAACAAGACGGTCAGCACACTGCAGTCAATACTGAAAGACTTCGGATCACTCACGGGCGAGGACAAAAAGGAAGATGCAATGATGGCTTTCTTGAATGAATGAAGCCTGACTATTTACAAGAATATACAGACAAAATCAAGAAAGGAACCATCAAAGCACCGAAGAAAGTCCTCACTATTTACACACGCCTAGAGCAAGAAAGACAGGATCCAGACTGTGACTATTACTTTGACATAGATGCAGGGCTGAGGCCTATCCGCTTCATGGAGTCCTTCTGCAAACTCTCAAAGGGAGCACTCGGAGCACCGTTGAAGCTGGAACTTTTCCAGAAAGCCTTCATCATGGCTCTGTATGGCTGGAAGTCAAAGGCAACAGGCTTGCGACGCTTTAGAGAAGCAATACTACTGCTCGGACGAAAGAACGGGAAGTCAACACTAGCCGCAGGTCTATCCCTGTACATGCTGGTGGCAGACAAAGAAGGAAGCCCTGAAGTCGATACGGTGGCAAGTAAGAGAGATCAAGCGAAGATCGTCTTTGAAGAAGCCTGCCACATGCAGGATCAATCGAAAGAGGTCAAGAAGCTGCTGCATAAGAGAAAGACTGACATGTACTGCGAGTACAACTACGGCGTTATGCAACCATTAGCCTCAGACTCAAACACATTGGACGGCTTAAACCCTAGCTTTGCTGTCATCGACGAGCTTCACGCTATCAAAGACCGTAACTTGTACGACGTAGTAAAGCAAGGTATGTCCGCAAGACGGCAGCCTATACTGCTACAGATCACTACTGCATCCCTTGACGACAAGCCGGGATCTATCTACGAAGCACAATATGCATACGCGTCAAAAGTGCTGGCAGGAGAAGTCAAAGACGATCACCTGCTGGCTGTCATGTATGAGCTGGACGGTGCCAAAGAGGTCGAAGACGAGACATCATGGATCAAGGCCAACCCGGGCTTAGGAACCATTAAAAGAGTGGACACGCTCCGAGAGTTCGTAGAAAAAGCAAAGGCAGACGCCAGCTTCAAGCCTACGGTAATGGCAAAGGACTTCAACCTCAAGACCAGTGGTCACGCATCATGGCTGACCTACGAAGCAGCACACAACCCCGCAACCTTCACGATGGAAGACGTGCGGGATACATATGCTATCGGTGGCTGTGACCTATCAGCAACGACTGACCTGACGTGTTCAACCTTGATATGTAAGAAGCCAGAAGACGAGACGCTGTATGTCTTGCAGCATTACTTCATACCAGAAGAGCGAGTCAAGACAATAGAGCACATGTCATCAAAAGAGGCTCCATATCGAGCATGGGAGAAGCGTGGACTGCTGACCATATGTCCGGGCTTCCGTGTGGACTATCACCAAGTAACGGAGTGGTACAAGGAAATGCGAGACAAGTACGACATCACGATGGTATGGAACGGATACGACCGCGCGCTTGCTGGATACTGGGCTGAAGAGATGACAGCCGAGTTCGGGCAGGGCGTCATGGAAAAGATCGCACAGGGTCCATTTACATGGTCGGGGCCTATGAAAGAATTGGGCGCAAGGCTTTCAGCACACGAGCTCAACTATAACGATAACCCGATTCTGACGTGGTGTATCACGAATACTGCGGTCAAGATCACGGGCACTGGAGACAACATCCAGCCAGTAAAACAAAGCAGTACACGACGTATCGACGGGCTTGTATCACTGCTCAACGCATACGTCTGCTATACACAACATAAAACAGATTTCGAAAACTTGGTCGGATAGAAAGGGGACACATGAGACTTTTAGATATACTAAAAAAACAGACTGACAAGACATCACTGGTCAGGGCTAAGGGTGGCAAAGTGCTCCCTTTTTCACTTGACACATGGTCTTTCAAGACTTTTGACAAGTCCATACTCGAGATGGATATCACACTTGCCTGCATCGATGCTATCGCAAAGAACACCGCAAAAATCCAGCTAAAGGCAGTCAAGAGAGGCGAAGGAGTAGCCACACCAGACACAACATCAGACGTGGCAAGAGTACTAAAAAGACCGAACCGCTACATGACTGCATATGACTTCTTATATAAGGTAACGGCACTGTTATTGACAAGTGACAACGCCTTTATATACCCAGAGTACGACGACAAGGGGAGACTGCAGGCACTGTGGCCTATCGCTTACGAGAGCTTCAAGCTGGTAAAAGGCTCAGACAATCGCTTGTATGCATCCTTCCAATTGAATTATTTTAGGAGCTACACAGCGCCATATGAAGACCTTATCCACTTACGCCAGCACTACATCACGGACGACCTTTTCGGGGCATCACACGACGCTCTGAAGCCTGTATGTGCACTTATTGAGACACAAGACCAAGGTATTATCAACGGTATCAAGAACTCAGCCGTTGTCCGTGGCATTCTTAAAGCAACGGGCGTGCTTAAAGAATCGACCATCAATAAAGCAAGAGATGCCTTCATCAAGGACAACCTGAGTGCACAAAACAACGGGGGCGTCATGGTTCTTGATTCGAAATTCGACTATCAGCACTTAGACTCAAAGCCTTACGTAATCGACGCTGAAACCATGCAACAGTCAAAGCGGAAGGTGCTTGACTTTTTCCATATCTCACAAGAATTTCTTGATTCAAGCTACACACCAGAGCAGTACGAAGCCATCTATGAGGGCGTTTTAGAGCCTCTAGCGATACAAATCAGCCAAGCCCTGACAATTGGTCTATACACCGAAAGAGAGCGGGCTTTTGGGGCTGAAATTGAAGCAGAGATGGATCGCGTGAAGTATCAGAGCATGGGCACAGTGGTCAACATCATTGCTGCCACTTCACAGCTCGGACTTTTCACACGCGACGAATACAGAGAGATGCTTGGCTATGCTCCACTAGGAGAAGAAGCGGGCGGATCAGAAATCATGGTGGCAGTCAACAACTATATGGCTGACGGAATGGCTGACGGAAAACAAAAAGACGACGCTACAGGAGGCGACAAGAATGACAAAAACAAATGATGCTCCATACGGAGTAGAGACAAGATCATATAAATGCGACATCACTACAAGATCAGACGAAAAGCACGGGGACGTTATCGAAGGCTTACCTATCGTGTTCGATTCTGTGGCAAACATCGGCGGTGGCTGGTACGAAACCATCGCAAGAGGTGCACTTGACAACTGCGACCTCAAGGACGTCATGCTACTAGTCAATCACGAACGTGGCAGCATCCCACTTGCAAGATCACGTAACAACAATGACAACAGCACAATGAAACTGAGCATCGAATCCGATGGCTTACACATCCGTGCTGACATTGATAAAGAGAATCCAAAGGGAGCCGAACTCCTGTCAGCGGTAAAGAGAGGGGACATCACCGGTATGTCTTTCGGCTTTATCGTAGACAAGGACGAATGGAAAGACCTTGATTCTACTATGCCGACTCGCACTATTACCAGCATTCGCAAAGTGGTAGAAGTGAGTGCAGTCAACAATCCAGCATATGAAGCAACGTCTATTTCCTCAAGGTCACTGGAAGTGGCAAGAGAGGCACTGGAAAGTGAAAAGAAAGCATTGGACAAGGCTAAAGAAGACGCACGCATCAGAGCTGAGATCATGGCAAGACTGCAAAAAAAAGACTAAAGAGGGACACATAACATGAACAAAGAATTAGTGGAAGTATTGGCAAGACTGGACAAGATCGAGCACAGAAGCAATGAAATCATGACAGCAATTGCCACAGCAGAAGGTGACGAATTGAGAGCACTTGACGCTGAAACAAAGACACTGGCAACCGAAAGAGCCGAACTCATGAAGAAGAAGGCTGAACTCGAAGCACGTCAGGAAGAAGCAACAAAAATCCAGACAGGCGAACAACGCGCCGAAGTATTAAAGACACCAAGAGAAGAAAGAGGTACTAACATGAATATCAATGAAGCAATCAACAAAGTAAAAGATTCACCACGCTACGTGGCAGCATACGCACGCTACATCAAGACAGGATCTGACACTGAATGCCGTGCCATCTTAAAGGCTGAAGGCTTGGAAAACAGAGCTGTAGAAAGCACAAACGCTTTACTCACTGACAATGCAGCTGAAGGAAACAATACTTTACCAACACCTACAGTCGTAGAAGAAACAATCCGCACAGCATGGGACAACGAACCTATCATGAGCCGCGTGCACTCTGTAGAAGTAAAGGGAAACTTAAAGATCGGCTTTGAATTTTCTTCTTCCGATGCTGTGGCAAAGAAGGAAGGCGAAAAGGCAGCAGAAGGTAAGATCGAACTCGGCGCAGTTACTCTTACACCTGAATCACTCATGAAGTGGGTTCGTACATCCGACGAAGCTCTCGATCTCGATGGCGAGAAGTTCTTGCAGTTCATCTACTCTTCACTCGCTCACAAGGTAGCAAAGGCTGCTGCTGACACTGTAGTGAAGAAGATCAACGCTGCTCCAGCAGTGGCAACTAAGACAGCACCATCCGTAGCTGAAGTAGTAACAACAGGTATTGCTGACTTTGTAAATGCTATCTCCAGACTTTCTGATGAAGCAACTGCACCAGTTATCATCATGAACAAGATGTCTTACGCATACTACAAAGGCTTGGCACTTGTTGCAAACTACAACATCGATCCTTTCGAAGGCATGGACGTTCTTTTCAATAACTCTTTGCCAGTAGCAGACGGAAAGGCTGAAGGCACATATGCTTTAGTCGGTGACTTAGGCTATGGTCTCGAAGCAAACTTTCCTAATGGCAAGGACGTAAACTTCAAATTTGACGATTTGTCAGAAGCAGAAAGCGGACTTGTCAAGGTAGTAGGACGCACACCAGCAGCTATCGAAGTAGTAGCAGACAAGGCTTTCTGTAAGATCGTCAAGAAGGCTGCATAGTATGAAGACAGTCAAGCTCAAGACACTGACAAAGGTCACTCTTGATGCTGGTACGGTCGTCACTGTCACAGACTCTGAGGCGTGGCGACTTTCTGCCTTCGGGCTTGCTGATGAAGTAAAGGAAGAGCCAAAAGACGAACCAAAGGGCGACTCTGAACAGGCAAAACCTAAGCCACAGCCTACAAAAAAACCAGCACAAAAAACCAACACAAAGAAGTCCGCAACCGTCAAAAAGTAGCGGGCTTTTTTTTCACATTTTGCTCTGAATACTTACAAGAAAGTGAAATGTGCAAATAAAAACACGAAAAACAGCATAAACAAGGACTTTTTTACCAAAATTTTGGGTGACGTTATAAAAGAGAGGTGAGATCATGGAATACTTGGAACTATTCAATCTGGTAAAGACAAATCTTAGAGTGCTTGGCACCAGCTTTGACGAAGCAGAGATCGAGCCTCTTATCCTTACAGCTCAGGAAGATATCGAGGCAAGTACGGGCAAACCTTTTGACATCAGCAATCGTATGCAGTGCTTGGCTGTGGTAACTTTCGTAAAGGCACACTTTGGAAGTGGCGACACACAAGACAGATACCTGCAGAGGTACGATATGATGCTTCGTAAGATCGGAGTACAGAGGATGGGGTCATGATCAAGGACAGCGAGCAGATTATCACACTGATAAAGTCTCACGTAACATATGACGATCTTGGAGTGGCAGTCACTGAAGAAAGACACAGGCGAGCGTATGCAGTGTGCTCTTCTATCGGTCAGTCTGAGTACTGGAGCAGTGCAGCACAGCACGACGTGAAGCCAGAAGGCAGAGCAACGATCTTCTACTATGACTATGACGATGAGACAGAAGTGGAAATCGAGCATGTCAGATACTCAGTCTACAGATCATACAGAGAAGGAGACAGACTGACACTGTATCTACAAAGGAAGGTACGCAACGTATGAGCACAGGAAATGACTTTGTAGACCTGACGAAAGCACTCAGAGGTCTGGAGGAAGACATAACCACAAAGACAAAGGAAGTCTTGAGGGTGCGAGCAAAAGATCTCAGCAAGGCTATACAGAGAGAGTCACCTGTAAGAAAAAGCGGGACATCAAAGAGTGCGAAGGGCAAAGAGTTGCCACGTGGCACTTACGCTAAAGGCTGGACAAATCAGAAGGCTGCAGAGACTGCATACTCGGTAAGATACAGAATCTACAACCGAGGTCAGCAACAGCCACTCGTGCACTTGCTCCAGTTCGGACACAACCTACCACAAGGCGGGAAGGCTCGAGCTATTGATCACGTCTTCAAAGAAAGAGACAAGATAGAAAAGCAGATCGAGCAAGATATAGAGGAGGCAATCAATCATGCCAACTTTAAAGGCAATTAAAGATACACTTGAGCAGTACACGGGGCTCCCTGTGGCATATCATCACTATGAGGACGCACACGCCTTTCCTTATATCGTCTATGAGGAAACAGACCATACAAACGTTTTTGCAGACGGGCAGGTATACGTAGAGATGGTAAGTGTTCAGCTAGACTTATACACAAAAACAAAAAGCCCACGGCTAGAAAGAAAAGTGAAAGACGCACTGTCAGCACTTGATCTGGCGTGGACATCACGAGAGACAAACGTGCAGGAAGAAAACTGTACTGCGGTCTCTTTTTTCTTTGACACAATCACGGACTAATGGAGGTACTTACTATGTCAAAAAACAAGATCAGATACGGCTTGAAGAATGTGCACTATGCACCTATCAAAAAATCAGAAACGGGCGAAATTACATACGAAAAGCCGGTACGTTTTCCGGGTGCGGTATCACTCACACTTGATGCAGAAACAGGAGACCCTGTCAAGTTCTTTGCTGACGATGAGATTTACTTCTCAGGAGCAGGAACCAATCAAGGCTACTCAGGCACATTGGAGATGGCAAGCGGAGACGCAAGAGACGACTTCGACTGTGCTGTTATGGGCTTCAAGAAAGACACAAATGGTCTCATTTTCGAAAACAGCGACGCACAGGCTTCAAACTTCGCTCTACTGTTCGAATTCCAAGGCGACCAGTCTGGCATCCGTTATGTAGTCTACAACTGCTCTGCCACACGTCCATCTCTCTCTGGAGCTACAAAAGAAGACACAATCTCTGTGGCAACAGACAGCTATGCAATGACAGCCACACCTTCTCCTGTTACTCACAACGTACAGGCAAAGTGCAAGAAGGGTATGACAGGCTACGACAAATTCTTCGACGCAGTAACACTGCCAACTGAAGAAGCAGCAGCTTAATAAGAAAGGGAAAAGGTAAGACACGATGGAAAAGAAAATCACGATTGACGGTAAAAAGGTCGGCTTCAAGAGCTCGGCCGCTTTTATCATGAAGTACAGATCATTCTTTGGATCAGACGGCTTGTTGGAGTTGCAAAACCTCGGCAAGTCTGAAGGTCTCGAAGCCATGATCACCATGCAAAGGATCATCTGGTGTCTGGCTAAGAACTACAATAAAAAGATTTCCACAGTGGAAGACTGGCTCGACAACTTCGAAGAGTTCGACCTTGAGGAGATCTATACGGAGCTTGAGCCACTCGTCATGAAGTCTTTCGGTACTACTGAAAAACTGGACGAAGCTGTAAGCACAAAGATCATCGACAAAGACGCAAAAAACGTCTAGATGACCGACAGCCACTCACGACCGCCGAGCTCATCTTCTATGCGAGCAAGGCGGGGCTTTCGGTCTCTGACTTCGATGATATGACAGTAGGGCAGATAGAGGACGTAATCATCGTCTACTGCAACTACTTATCAAAACAACTTGAGCTGGCAGGCATCAACAATGAAAACAACGGCTCTGACGGCGTGACAATTCGTGACGCAACGCAGAGCGACTTCGATAAATTCTCAACTTTTTAAACAGGAGGTGCATGCATGAGTAAGACAATTGGCTTCAACGTGGCCATCGGTGGCGATACCAAAAAGCTCAACGCGGCACTGAAGCAAACTCAAACACAAATCAATACGACCTCCAAGGCAGTACAACAGCTCACAAGGCTGACAAAGTTCGACCCGTCAAACACCATGACCTTCAAAGCCAAACAGGCTGAGCTGGGCAAGGAACTGACAGCCACAAAAGAAAAGCTGGAGATGCTCAATGCAAAAAAGGCAGACATGGACAAAGCCTTTGCAGAGGGCAAAATTAGCACAAAGGAATGGGCGGACTTCCAGTTCGAACTTAAACAAACAGCCGACAAATTGAAGGAGCTGGAGAAGCAGACAAGAAACTACAGTCCAGCACTTGACCAGATGGCCGCAAAGATTGGCAAGGCTGGAGAAAAGATGACCGAGCTCGGTGGCAAGATCAAAGGCGTAGGAGACAAGATCTCAGGCTTGGGGTCTTCACTGAGTACAAAAGTCACAGCACCACTCGTAGCAGCAGGCACTGTAGCGGTCGCAAAATTTGCGGAAGTTGACAAGACGATGGCGTTGACCAACAAAACGATGGGCAATACCAAAGAGCAGGCACAGCTTCTGTCAAAGTCTATGAAGTCAGCGGCGGCTAACAGTACATACGGCATGGGCGACGCTGCACAGGCTACCCTCAATTTTGCGAGGGCTGGCTTAAAGGCGGAAGAATCAGCTGCAGCACTTGCACCATCTATGAACCTTGCGGCGGGCGAAGCGGGAGACCTTGACACGGTATCAGCTGGCTTGGTGGCCACTATCAATGGCTTTCACGACTCTTTCGCTTCCACAGGCAAGTACGCTGATGTCTTTGCTAACGCGTGCAATAACTCAGCATTGGAGATCAACTCTTTATCATCTTCTATGAGTGTGGCGGCTCCCATCTTTGCAGCTGCTGGCTACTCAGTACAGGATGCGGCTTTGTATCTCGGTACTATGGCTAACGCAGGCATCGAGGCGAGCGTGGGTGCTAACGCGCTGAAGACTGGACTTGCAAGACTGCTGTCACCATCAAAAGGTGCTGCAGTATGGATGGACAGGCTCAAACTCTCTATCACCGATTCAAACGGCAAGATGAAGGACGCCGTCACCGTACAGGCTGAATTGCACGACGCTTTCGCAGGTCTCTCTGAAGCTGAACAAATCAGCGCGGCTTCTGCTATCTTCGGCAAAAACCAGATGAGTAACTGGCTGGCCTTGATTAACAGCGCACCTGAAGAAGTACAAGCTCTCAACTTGTCACTCGGACAGACAGGCACAACATCAGAGATGGCAGCTGCTATGATGAGTGGCTTTGGTGGATCCATCGAGAAACTAAAGTCATCCATTGACGTAGCAGCCACGTCTTTCGGTGAGGCTCTGGCTCCGTCTATCAGTAAAGTGGCAGACAAGATCCAGGGTCTTACAGACTGGTACAACAGCCTTGACGCTGGAACACAGACACAGATAGCAAACATCGCTTTGATTATAGCTGCTATCGGGCCCGTTATCCTTATAGTAGGTAAGCTGGTCAGTGGTATCGGTACTATCATCACTACAGTAGGAAGTCTCTGTACTTTCATCTCTTCAACACTCATCCCAGCTATCACAGCACTTGGGGCACCTGTTATCGCTATCATCGCCGTCATCGGTGCGGTCATAGCGGTGCTCGTGCATCTGTATACAACAAATGAGCAGTTTAGAGACAGGGTCAACGAATGCTTCGGTCAGATCTTCGAAAAGGTCGGCACAGTCCTCTCTCAGATCATGAAGCTGGTATCTTCCTTTATAGCTTTCATACAGCCGGCTATTGACGGCATCATGAGCTGGCTTGGTACTGCTATCGGGGACGCACTGACAAACATCACAACGATAATCAGCGGGGCTCTTGACCTGATCAGCGGTCTTATTGACTTCTTCACAGGTCTTGTGACAGGAGACTGGGACAGATGCTGGAGTGGTATCCAACAGATGACTTCCGGTGTACTGAACATGATATCAGGCTTTATCTCTGGTATCCTTGGCGGTATCAAGAGCACCATCAACGGTATCATCTCCGCTATCGTGGCAATCTTTACAACTGGCTTCAACACTATAAAGAACATCACATCAACCATCTTCAACGGGCTTGTATGGCTCATATCTCAACCACTCGAAAAAGCGAAGAGTGTAGTCCACAGCATCATCGATGCAATCAAGGGCTTCTTCAACTTTTCTATCTCATGGCCACACATCCCGATGCCTCACTTCAGCATCAAGCCAAGAGGCTGGGACGTAGGCGACCTGCTGAGAGGTAAAATCCCAAGACTAGGCATCAGCTGGTACGCAAAGGCTATGGATCAGCCACGCATCCTTGACGGTGCACAGATCTTTGGTGCTATGAATGGCAAGCTCCTCGGAGGCGGTGAAAAAGGCCGCGAGGTAGTAATGTCAGAAAAACAGCTCAAAAAGATGGGCGGCGGTACTACTTACCAGACAAACAACATAACGATCATGCAACGCGAAGGCGAGGACGAAGAGTCACTGGCTAAACGTGTAGTCAAACTCATCAAGAAAGACATTGACGATGACGAGGAGGTTTTTGCTTAATATGAACAGACTTTTTCAACACGAGAAGAGCTTTGTTTTTGACGGCAAGAGCTCCCTCGACTTTTTTTGTATAGCCTCACAGGGCACGATCTTTCCTATCGCTGAGAAAGACTTCACTACGACTTCAGTAGCAGGAAGATACGGCGACCTGTACACGGGCAATGATCGTTTTAATAACAGAGACATTGACCTTGAGTGCTTCATCGCTGGAGACAACTTTTTCCGATACTACCACGATCTTATGGCATGGCTTATGTCAAGAGAAGGATACAAAGACCTCTACTTCGGGGCTGAACCTGAATACATCAGAAAGGCGTACTTCAAAGGCGGAACGGAACCAACTGTCACAAAGCACGGCGGGAGCTTCACGCTTACATTCTCATGCGATCCTAGGCGGTTTTTAAGCGATTCTAGGGGTATTGAGAGGGTAAACGGGTCAATCTTCAATCATACGCTTTTTGACGCAAAACCAGCCCTCTACGTGGCTACAGCAACGAAAGGGCAGGCAATCAAAATCAACGACAGCGTTATCACCTTCAGAGAGAACATCAAGGAAGGCACGGACGCTGACACGATGCTTTGTATAGACTCTGAAACAATGAGCTGTACACAAGGTGGCATCAATAAAAATACAGCCGTGGGCTTCAATGAGGACGCTGCGGACGTTTTCCCAGTGCTTCACCCAGGCAAGAACGAAATCACCACAGACTTGACTGTATACATACAGAAGAACCTGTGGACAGTATAAGGAGGGCATATGATACCAATTTTGCTAGACAACACAAAGCGACTGACAGACCTGCTCACGGACGGCACGTGTGTTTTACGTCTCAAGGACGCTTTATCCTGCACAGTAGAAGAAGAAGCAAACGGGGCATATACAGCCACTCTCGTATTGCCACTCACAGACGACTATGTAAAGCACGTCACGGCGGGAGCTATCATCAAGCTGAAAGCCAACCCCTATGACAAGCTGCAGCTCTTCAGAGTGTCAACAGTCACAAAGAGCATGACCAAGATCACAGCAGAGCTCAAGCACATCACATATGACCTCTCTAAGACTTCAGTCATGCCTTGTACGGCTGCGTCAGCACCTGAGGCTTTCTCTGTAGTAAAGAACAGCATGAGAGGTGGCGACGAGTTCACACTTGCCACTACTCTGGAAACGAAGGCAAACTTTACAAACAAACTGCCACAGAGTGCAAGGGCACTGCTAGGCGGTCAGGAAGGCTCCCTGCTTGACGTATACGGGGGCTATTACTACTGGGACAACTTAACGGTCACACTAGGCAAAAGGGGCTCAGATAACGGCGCTACGATCCGATACGGCAAGAACCTTGTCAGTGCTGAACAGGAAGAAAGCATCGAGAACATGTACACGGCTGTCCAGCCTTACGTCACAATTAACGAACAGACAATCACAGGCACTTACAAAGAGCTCATCGCTGGTGCTTATCCTGTACGAGTGCTCAATCTGGACTTGTCATCTTCTTTCAATAGTGCAGACGCAACGGGCACAGAGGCAGCACTCCCGACAGTGGCAGACATTGACAAAGAGTGCGAGGCATACGTAAAACGTAACGACCTCACACACCCAAGCGTAGGGCTTACAGTCTCATATGAAGATCTCCGCAAGTACGGCGACCAATACAAGGAAGAAGTCAGGCTCTGTGATACAGTGCATGTCTTCTTTGAAAAGCTGGGCATTAAAGCGAGTGCAAAGGTCACAAAGTACAGCTATGACACACTGGCTGAAAAGTACACAAGCGTACAGATCGGAAAAGTAAAAAGCAAACTGAGCAATAGTATTGCATCTATGATCTCAGCTTCTACAGACAAGGTCACACAGTCACAAAACAGCATCCAAGCTACAGCAAATGCCTTCAC